TGCTCTTGCGTGCGGGCAGCGTTCCAGTGATGCCTTGCTTGGCCAAAAACTTATTCAGCTGTTCTTTTTTCTTGGATGCGTCGCCACCGTCCATCTCGATCTGGGCAATCGCATCTCTACGCTCAGCAACCATCGCCTGCAATTCAGGGCTGAGATCAGTGATAGCTTTTGGCGTTACTGTAGCGGGCTGCTGTCCTTCTCCAGTAGCAGCTGGTCCAGCATTCGGCTCAGTAGGAACCACTCCAGCTGGTTTAGCTCCGGTAGCCCCTCCGGTGGGGGCATTGGCTGCTGGTGGTGTAGGAAGTTGAGTGCTGTCTCCAGCTGGGGCATTGACAGTTCCTGCAACATTGGGCGCTCCTTGTCCTAAGACGTGCTGTCGGATAAATTCAATTTTGTCTTTGTTGGTCTTTACCGTTTGGGGGAACGAATCAATGCCAACCACTTTGCCAACAGCGTGGATATCGTTGCGTTTGATCTTTTCCCCTGCATCAGCTTTGGCGAATAAATCTTCAGCAGTCTTTACCTTGCCCGCTTCTGTTTTTTGCAGTTCAGTCTGGGCAGCAAGGGTGTCATCAGAAACTTTTGCCAGCGCCCCGGTATCACCAGCGGCGGGAGTCAGTCCGGAAATCAGATCAGCGCTCAATGGAGGTGGAGGCGCTTGGGTCTGGCCAGCCGCACTGGTGGACTCCCGCCGCAACTGATCTTCAGCAGTCGTGCTTTGTTTAGCTGCGTTGGCAAACTTATTTGCCAAATTCGTGCGAGCACCGCCCACACCGCCGGGGGCAACAGCCATACCAAACGAAGCAGCGGTAGCGTCCACATATTCTTTAAGCGCTTCAGCATCAGACAGTGACAGTTTTGCGCCGTAGCGCTCAGCCATAGTCTGTATCAATTCGGCAGGGGTTTGCTTCGCACCTGTTACAGCAATCTGCTTAGCGACATCAAGCACAAGGTTGTTCGTGCTCTTACTTCCGATTTTCAGTGCGTCAAGACCAATCTTGTTAATGAAGTAATCTGACACTCCATGAACAATAGCAGCGGGAACAACTCGGCCAAGATCAACTTTGTCGGTGTCACCGCCAGCTTCGTCAATCGCACGCCCAGTGACTTCACCCGCGCCAGAAAGACCAGCCTGAGTCACCATACCGGCGGTCATGCCAGCCCCTCTAGCACTAGTCTTTGCGTATTGCTTGGCCGCAGCCTTTGCGGCCTCATTGCTGGCATCAGTGATAACGCGTTTGGTCTCAGCCTCAACAAACTTCTGCGCAGCTTCCTTGCCGCTTTCTTTGGCAATTTTTTCAGAAGCCTCTTTGATTCCCTGTTTGACAAGCTGCTTTGATACCGCGCCAGCCAAAGCACCGGGCACAGCCCCAACACCAGCGCCAGCTGCGCCACCAGCAAGCGCGCCAACACCCATGAAGACGAGAGTCTCAGCAAGGTTACCTACACCAGAGCCAATTTGGTATGGAAGCCAATCTGTAAGAACCGTGCCAATGCCTTGAGTCCACGCATCAGTAAAGGAGTCCGATTGCTTAGTGGACTGTTTGAGCTTGCCCTCTTCCATCGACATGAGGCCGCTCTCGATAAGGCCTTTGCTGTTCGACAGCAAACCCGCCAATGCTTTAGCACCACCAAAAGTTTCTTGAAGCTGACCGGGAATGTTGCCAACCCCGCGCATAAAATCACCAGCCTCTTCATCGGCAACGGGCTTAGCAGCGACGGCGGCGGGGGTAGTGGCGGAAGTGGGTTGTGGCTGCGCTTGGTTTTGCTGCGCTAGCCATTCTTCAGGGCTAAGCGCAACTCTCGGACTTGTCTTAGGTTGTTGGGCCAACCACTCTTCTGGACTCATTACTTGACCCCTTGCGATTTCTTGTAATCACTCCATTGTGCATCAGTCATACCAGCAGGTCTAGCGTATGTTTTGTCTCCCACTTTGACCGATTCAGCGCCAGCGGAAGGAGTAGGCGTAGCACTAAGCCTTGCGTTGACCTCTCTCATTTGACTCTTGAGAAGGTCAGCGTCCTCTCTGGCTCTTGTAATCCGAGTGTTCCACGCTGCATCCTTAGTGGCTATTTCTGCTCGCGCAGCTTCTCTCGCCCTTGGAGTAACCCCTTGGGTCCGCGACGCCGTAGTCACAGCAGCTTTGTAGGCAAAGTCCTTGTCTTTCTCCGCCGCAATTGCTCTCTCAGTGTCCGACAAAGCTCTTTCCGCAACCAGCACGTTACGTTGCAGATTGGCGCGTTCGTTTTCATCCAGCTTTCTGTCACCGCGGGCAGCGGTATCTTTAGCACTTGCTGCCATGCGGTCCGCAGTGATCTGCGCCGTTGTTTTCTGGCTTTGAGCTTGGATGTTTGCAACATTTTCCGCTGAAGCTGCGCGTGACGCGTCACTCGCTCTTGCTGATTCTGAGCGTGACTTATCACCTTCTATGCTGGTCTGATACTGAAGCAGGTTCTGATTGAGCTTCTGTGCGTTGTCAGCGGCTTTTTCTTTGAGCGCCGTCGCTTCGTCAATGCGGCCTATCTTCTCAAGACGGTCTGCGTTATCAAGGTCAAAGATGATCTTGTCAGCGTCACGCTTGGCTTTCTTGGCGTCCTTTGCATCGTCAATCATGCCGGGAATAGATTTCTGCAAAGCAGTCATACCAGCGACAAGCGTTGAGCCGGGGGTAGAGCCCCAGCTAGCAAAGAACTGGGCCAGACGCATACTGCGTTGACGTTCAGCTTCATCCTTCAGGTTGGCACGTTCCGCCATCTGCTCATTGCGGTACTGCTCGCGGGCTACGTTTTCACCAACACCCATAGATTGACGAAGTGCCTGACGTTCAGCCATGATGTCCGCAATCGGCTTGTTCGCAAGGTCTTGTTGTGTTTTAAGCGCGTTTTGCGCGTTCATGACAATATCAGTCGGGGCAGTGTTAACCGGAGGCGCAGCTGCTGGGGCCACACCCATAATGCCCTCACCAGTGATAGGGGGCCGAGCAAGGCGTTCTTGCATACCAATCCGCGCCTCTTCTTCCCCTACGTCACCTTCATTAGCCCCCGTAATGCCACCGGGAGCGAATGCAATGATGCCACCACCAGCCATGCCTTGTGGAACTTGACCAGCCATGTCTTGTGGGGCTTGACCAGCCATGCCTTGTGGGGCTTGACCAGCGCTTTGCTCCATTTGTTTCTCACGCAAGATACGCTTAGCCATTGCCCGTACTGTGGGGCTTGAAGACTCTTGGGCTTGCTTCATCAAACCTTGAATGTCCATCGACTCAAGTTGAGACTCAATTTCGCCGCCGACATTGTATTGGGGCACAGAGGTGATGCCGCCCTTGGCGTACTTGAACTCGCTAGGCAAACCGCCAGCAGCGCCGCCCGGTGGTCTCATCGCGTTGTAAAGCGAAGCTCCAGCGCCAGCAGCGCCGATACCTTGAGTAAGGGCATTTGGAGCCGCAGCGTATTGATTGGTAGTGGACGCCTGCATTGGCAAGCCACGCAGCATATTCGACATAGTGCCCAACTGCATCAGCGGGTACTGCTGCGCGTTGGCATAGTCGCTAACCGCCTGATCAATCTTCCGCTGCTCCAGTGCCTGCTGCTGTGCGCCAGCAGTGTTCTGCATGTTGTAAATGCCTTGTTGGCCAGTGAGCATCTGGTTACCAATACCAGCCAACTGATTCGCAGACTGCCCCACCATGCCGTAACCAGCAAGTTGGTTTTGCAAGTTCTGGTTGTATTGCTGCTGCGCTGCGCCGAACGACCTGTCGTAAGCTTGGCCAATTGCTTGGTTCTGCGCCATGCCCAGATTACGGTTGTTCTCAGCAGCCATGATCGCGTCACGCGAACCACCATAAGCACCAGCTTGAGTGGCTTGGCTAGATTGCTGTTGGCCAGTGATACCGTACTGACGGCGCATTTCATCAAGCTGAGGAGCCAGCACTTGATTCATGTACGGGTTCATGTACCCGCCAACTTGATTCTGAAAGCCTTGAGTGTTGGCTTGGCCAGCTACGTCCATACCGCCCATACCTGCGTACGCAGCTTGCTGCGAGGCGCGACCATACTCGCCGGGCAGCTGCATTCCAGCGATACCCCGCTGCGCTTGCTCTTGCATCGGCTGAAAACCAGCAACTGATTTGCTAGGGTCGTAGGAAGTCTGATTACCTTGTTGGTTGTACGTACCGCCGTACGCCTTGTACGGCTGGAAACCAGTTATGTTGAACCCGCCGTCCCCAGTTTCGTTGCCTTGAAACAGCTGGCGCTGTGTCGCGCCCATCATCGTCTCTACGTAGGGACGTGCGTACTCAGGGATGTTCGACGTGTTTGACGTGCTCGTGGTCTGGCCACCACCGCCACCGCCACCCAAGTGATACAGGCGTCGATTGTCCGCAGAGTAACCGTTGAACTTGTTGCCGATAATCATAGCTTCATCCTCATTACGTGATGGGTTTCTTCCATGCCCATCTTTTTGTACATCGGAACCAGCTCATCGCGGCACCAGCATTGGGCTACTGTGGCTCCATTAGATTTCATCCAAGCCAACAGCTCTTTGAGCACATGCGGCTTTACTACATTCTTGCCACCCAGAAGAGTCCCGTGCCCCACACGATAGCGTGGATAGTCAATAAACTCAACCGCCGCTGCGCCAGTAATACCTTCATCGGGCTCGTTCCATACCAGCAAAGACATCTTACCTGTGCGGATGGCGTACTCCACCTGTTCGATCGTAATGAAGTCAGGCTCGATATCAATGCTCTTTTGCAAAAGCGGAGCGGCCTTATCCCATACAGCAGGCAAGTGGTTTGGGTGTACGTAGTGGAGTGGCATTACTTGGGCATGAATCGGTTGGGGTTTATCTGCTTACCTTGTTTGGGGTTGCCAGTACGCGCCTTACGCACGTTGGTCATCATGCCGTGCAGCTTCTTAGACCCAGCGTTTGTAGAGCCGTTACCAAGGTGAGACACAACGTCAGCAGGAACAACAAACTCACCATCAGCCAAACGGGCAGGTTGCTTGTTCGCAATTGTGGCAGGAATGTTGTCGCTCATGCCATCGCCGGGACCCTTGAGCAGCCGTGGCTGTCCGCCAGCAGCATAACCACCCAAATGGCCACTTGCCTGCATGATGCCGCCTTGCGCTGCACTCTCGACATCAGGGGAACTACTACCCTCCTTAGTTCCGGGTGGCTTAAGATTTAATTGACCCATAGGCGTAGGACGCTTCATACCGGGAGTCTGTACATTGGCGCGCTTGTTGACCTTGGACATACGGACCTGTGCAGCGGACATGGGGTCCAGATACCTAGTGTCTGGGTCAGCGTCTCGGTAGATACCCACATCGCGGCTTCCAGCAGCGGGAGTCCTCATTGCTGCGATCTGCCGTTCACGTTCACCGCCCAACATGTCTGTGTAATATTCCACAGCCGAAGTGCTACCGCCAGCCTTGTACGAGGCAATGCCGCCCGGCATAGCGGGACTTTGCATACCCTGTTGGGCTTGCACAAAGTTTAGATTTGTCGGGGCCTGCATAACATCAGCAATACCGCCGTTAGCGTAACGTCGAGGCGTGTACTGGTAGTCTTCAGGATTGGCTTGCCGTCCTTGAAAGTCAGAAGACAGTCGGTACTTGTTCAGTGGGCCGTTGTAGGGGTCGCTGTTGAAATTTTGCTGGTTAGGGTCAAATAACCCAAGCTTATTTCCTACCACATATGTACCCATAGCAGTGGTATATGGGTTGGCTTTGGCGAATTCAGAGAATGCAGTCCAGCCTTTTGACAACGCAGAAGGAGGTGGCCCCGCAGTTGTATAGCCAGCCGCAGTCTCCGCTCCACTGGGTGTAACGCCGGGAGGCAATTGAAGTGATTGAGTAGCATCAACAATACCTGATGGGGCAGAACTACCAAAATTTAGTGTCTCCCCACTCAGCATCTGATATGTTCCGGGAGGCGAAGCGCCAGCAGTGGTCGCTGCTGAACTACCAGCGGCTTGAGGAACTGTAGCGATGCCGCCCGGCGTAGCACCAGCGCTTTGCATACTTGCTTCCATCGCCGCCTGAGTCCCAGCCGAACCAGCGCCGGGTCCACCCACCGCCACAGCAGCTTCAGCAGCGGGTGCGGCTTGAGCCATAATGCCCGTTGTAGTAGGCCCAGCTCCAGCGGCCTGCGCTCCCATAATACCGGCTTGGGTATTAGCGCCTTGCGCCGCTGCTTGTTGTGCAGCGAGATTAAGAGACTCAGCAGTGGTAGCTTGGGCAGCTTGAGTAGCGGCGGCTTCGGCGGCGGCAACGGTAGCGGCTTCAGTGGCGGCAATTTCGGCGGCTGCAACTGCTGCGGCTTCGGCTGCTGCTGCGGCGGCAACTTCAGCGGCAACAACTTCGGCAACAAATAAAAATGGCATATTAAAACTCCTTAATTTCTGGCGACTCTAGCCCTGTGCCGCGAAGGTTGTGTAGGCAGCACAAGGCTACATCGTCTGTCAACGCACGGAAAGCGTGTTTCTTACCCGCGGAAATTTTGATTATTGCGGGGGCATTGAATTCCCCAAACCACTCGCCATCTTGCCAAGCCTCGACTGTTCCACGTGAAACCAGCGTGATGTGGTCATGGGTGTGGACGTGCTGGGATAAAACTGTCTTAGCCTTCGGAATAGAGTAAGCGCGGACCCAGATGTCGTCAGCCTCAGCAAACTCGACATATTCCAGATCAATTTGTCTGTAAGCGGGGTCATTCCTGACGGCGGTTATGTCCATGCGTGCCTCAGCCTAAAAGTTGACGAATCGTATCACGCCTTGATCCTCAGCGGGTAGCTTGTTGCCGCCCCGCCAGACGTGTCCATATAGATATCACCAGAACGTAAATTGGCAAAATCTGCGTCTGTCGGCATACTGATTACCGGTGCTCCGGTCGTCTGACTAAGTTGAGCACAACTGATCGCCGCTATGACATCTGTTGAGCTTCTTCGCTGAGTAGCTACAACGACGGGGCCGGGGCTGTCCAATAGGTTGAAATACTGGCGGAGAATGTTTAGCGTCGAGTCTATGAACTGCGCGTTGTACGCATTTGGGGCAGCGGGGAGTCGTGGAGCTGTTACACCTTTTGCAGCCATACTTACCTCCGCCCGTCTGGTCGAACATCAATACGGGGAACGCCCAACTGCCACTGCACACCAAGCCCCTCGGTGGCAGAGTTGAGCACCCCGGAGCTAACCTTAAACGCCATCTGACGCCCACGGATGCGTACATAGACCTGCTCGGTGAACTGCTGCACAGCATAGGTTCGTTGGCCAGCGTAGTTCTGAGCGCTGGTTACAGCGGGGTTGTTTGAGTTACCGTAGTTGGCACCGGGGAACGTGCGTGGACGCACAGTGAAGTTTGCGCTGGGGTATGGGCTAGTCAACCCGCTGGTGTTTGACCCATCAAAAGTCAGGTCAGGAATCAAACGCCAGACAAAGCCATAGTTATGGCCATCCCCGATGTCAAAGTCCGAGGACTGTATGTAGGAGACGATCGGTGTCGTAGTAGCGTTGGCCCCGTCGTTCGTACCGTTCTCGTGGTAGACCAGCGTGGTACTGCCTTGGGTACGTGAGGTTGTAGTCGTAGGCGCACCATAGGTCGATGCCATAGGGAAGCTACGTAAAGAACTGTCTAGCCACGCAGTACGGCCTTGAGGGACACCCTCGTAGTTGTTCCATGTGCCGTAGTACCAGACGTTGTCCAAGTAATCGAAGATCACGTATCGGTTAAGGACAGTAGAACCGCTGGAACAGTATGTCCACCAGACTTCGCTGTAGCCCTCGTTGGTGCCGGAGTTGACTTGGAATCCTTGGCCAAGCTCAATATCGCTAAAAACATACTCCCGCAACGTGCAAGGCATAGACTGAACGCGACCGGTGTAGACATAAAACTTGTCCATACCCATCCAATAGACCACGTTGGACGCGACTGTCACCGCATTGGGGCCGATGATTGAAATGTTGTCTTCCAGCAATTGGAAGCCCCAGACGTACGGAGCGCCGAGGTACTGCATCGAATACACAGCGCTGTCGGTGAACACCACAATTTCTTGGCGAGACTGGATGGCTGTATAGATAGCTGAGCCATGGCTCAGTCGGTAGTCACCCGCTTGGTTGGTAATCGCGGGCGTCCAAGTAGCAAAACTTTCCTGATCGGACCAACGAATCTGCATAGGGTCCAGCACGGTTGTAGCGTATACACCCGTGGGGTCGTTGGCACCAAATGCAATGATGAACCGTGAGGCATCGGACACCATAATGTAGTTGGCCGCGGACGGACAAGTTGCATCAATCGACACCGTTGTAGAGCCTGACCCCGCGCCATTCTTTACCGTGACCGAGCCGCTGGCCACAAGCAGTTGAGCACGGTCGTATATGGTGGGTGCCACGTTGACCGCCCACAAGTAGATACCACCGCCGTTGGGGTTAAAAATCAAGTTCTCACCAAAGTTTGACTCACTCCAAAAGCGCAGTCCTACTCCAACACCGCCAGCCGCCGCTGCCAACCCCCAGCCTGTGCTTGGGTACCCAGTTGTCACACCGCCCCAGCCACCAGCACCCCAGCCCGTAGCTACGGAATAGATGTCGTTACCAGTAGTGATTTCGTAGGTAAACGTTGCAGTCACAGCCGATGTACCCGAAGACGTGGCCGCAGTCGCAACCGTAATCTCGTACGAGTTAGTGGTCAAGTTTGTGGACATGATCTGGTACATCACAGGCGCAGCTGTAGTACCCATCGTTGCCGCAAGGATGCCATTGACCGTGCCAGAAGTCGCCGTAATCGTAACGAAGTCCCCTGCTTGAGCGCCGTGCGCGGGATCATTCACCGTCACTACACTAGAAAGGTTGATGGTGGTAAAGGCGTTGGCCACCGCCGTGCTAGTTTTGCGGATAGGCGTAACGTCATAGTACGCACCGTTGACACCGTTTTGAATGTAGAACTTCAGGTTGGTCCCAAAAGACAGCAAGTTCTGTCCAGCCAGCGTGACCCAATTCCACATTGACCGGCAATACCCCCAAAGCGTGCCGGACGGAGGAGTCGGCATTGTGGTTGCGTATGCCACCCCATAGTTAGCAACCGTGGATACGTTGGGTGAAACAGCACCAGTGTCTCTTACCCACCCACCGAGCTTCTCAGGCTGTCCAGAACGAAAGCGAATCTTCTCCGCCTCATACCACCCGCCCTCATTGGCATAGGATGTATTTTCCCGGTTTACACCAGCTTTGAGGGCAAGTTTTTGTAGTGGCATGGGTTTCTCACGCAGTCATGGATGAGGCTACGGTTTGTACCTCCGCCACGCGACGGCCCCAGCCTTTGCCAAATGTACCCCAATGCGGCAAATCCATCAAGAAGGACAGGCGTCGTTTAGCGTAGTCCTCAACCAGATCGGAGGAATCAAACTTGGCTACAGCCGCCAGCGTTTTTGGGCCGATACCACCATCAGGCTCAACTCCAACACAGGACTGCAACCACTTGGCAGCACGGCCCGGACCGCTGTTCACAGCAGCGTCAAACACGCAGTAGTCCACGCCTTCTGGCAGGTCGTCACCCTTGATCTTGTCCCAGTATTTGGCCTTGTACATGGGGCCAACGATCTCAGGAGTCAGGGCACGCATAGCCTTCTCATCCACATCGTGACCAACCCACTCTTCCCAAACCTTCTTGGTTACGCCAAGGTTGGTCATACCGCCGGGGTCAGATGGATGATTTACAAACCCGCCTTCGTGGTGAAGGATGGCCTTTAAGGCTGCGTCAAAGTTGTCTTTCATTTTGCTGTCCTTGAGAGAATGTCAGTCTTGGCCTGCGAGCCCGCGCTGGAGCCGAAATAGTAAGCGATGATGCCAGTCCATGCCGTACCCAAGCTGCCCAGCATCATTAAGATGGCCGGGTTGCTGCTGTCGATCTGGTTGAAGAACATCATCACCATGATGCCGAAAAAGCCGATGGTGACTGCGCCAGCCAAGATGGGTGGCATCAAGCTGCGAGTGGTTGCTTGCATCTCCCGCGCTGACTTGCGGTCCTCGACCTCCAGCTTTTCAAAGTTCAGGCCCAGTTCCTGCGCTTGCTTTTGAAGTTCAATTTCGGCAATCTTGACTTGTGCGATCTGCTCGGCTGACAGCTTGTTGTTGGAGATCATGTCTCCCACCTTGTCAGGGTCAACACCGATGGCTTTGGAGATGGCCGACACAGCCATACCCGCTAGTGGGCCACCCATTGCGGTAGCGATAGTAGGTGCGATTTGTTTAAGCCAATCCATATCAATTTCCCCTTTTAGTGAGCATTGCGCTGGCGATCTCCAGCATGAATTTTACCTGTTGAATGTCTGTCGGTGGCTCTGCCCATCCGACTGTGACCTGTCCAACAAAACGGTGGCTGTCTGGCGGTACGCTGACCCGGCAAGTGAACGTCACGCCCTTTTCCAAGTACCAAAGCCCCACCTCGGACTGAGCATAGCGGTAGTCGCCGCAGGGAATCTCGTTGGTCATCAGCTTGACCACATCTGCGTTGTTGGCAGAGTTCTGGCTGAACAGCCCCACATCAATGTCTTCAATCGTCTTGTCGCGCCCGTCCTTGGTATAGGCTTTGTATAGCACCCGGCTGTTGAACAGCGGGTTGACCTTGAACACCGCCACCACGGTTGCGCCCGTCTTTTTGAGCAGCATGGAACTGGCATCATCGGCCCTTGCAGCGTTGATCTCGGGCAGCTTCTTCGATTCCTTGTAAGCGTCAAACATGAAAGTCTGGTTCTGCCACAGGAAGTACCCGGCAAAGGCCACCACACCCATCACAAGGATGGCAAACAGCTTGAACGGGCTGTCTACATACCCAAGAACTTTGTCAATGATGGACTCAGGCTTTTCACTCATCGCAGGTGCTTCATGTAAAGAACGATGCCGCCTACCAGAAGGCCAGCAAGGACGATTACTCCCAATCCAATGGCGATGTATTCAACCATGTCCTCAAGCTGCTTTTGCCGCCTCTTTGCTTCTCTGGCGGCTTCTTCCTTGGCTTCCCTGCGCCTACGGGCAGCAGCGGCTTGAAATTTCTGCCAGTCTTGCCACATGCCGGGTCTGCCTTCGTAGACCATCCGTTCACGCAGTTCCACTTCTTGCGCGTTCAGTTGCTCCAGCGCCATGAATTCTTCCATGTCGCTGCCGCCACCCTTTTTGGTGGCCCTCTCTTGGATGATCGCCTTGTTGTCGAAGTAGTCGAACACCCGCGAGCCAAGCGCAGACAACTCCTTGCCGTTGTTTAGCGCGCCTTTGATGACTGCGAAAGCAGCGTTAGCGGCGGCAAGTTCGGCCAGCATAGAAATCTCTTAAGTTTTACCTTCAGCAAAGACGTTCACAAACACTGTGCCGTCTTCCAGCGCCTCGATTTCGTGCCATTCACCAGCAACCAAGTTCACAGGCTGCGTGTCTCTAGTCATCACCAACTCACGACCTTCTTTGCGCACGATGATGCTGCCTGCATGGCACATGGTCAGATGCGAGTAAGGGTGCGAATGCTTTGGGATGCCCTCACCCTTGTGGGGGTGAAAAACATTCAGCACGATACCGTCTTGTGTGACTATGTACTGCGGCGCAGCGTGTGTTGTCACAGTGTCTGCGCTCCGCTTACCGAAGGCTGATCAGCCGCAGCAGGCATTGTGTCTGGGATTGGTGCAGGTGCCGGGATGGGCAAAATAGCGCCGGTTGATTCTTGGTAATACCACTCATCGGCCACAACATCGTTTGCACAATCTGTCCAAAACAAGGGAGGCGCAACTTCAAAAGAATCTTCTTGCACCTGCGCTACGCGCCAAGAATCAGGAACGTCTTCAAAAACAGGCTCCCAAATTTTTGTTTTGATGTTGTACGTCCACGACACAACATGGGGAGACATTTCATTTGGGGAAATAAGAGCTTGCATTTTGTTCTCCATTACCATGACACAACAACAGCACCAGCACCGCCGCCACCACCACCGCCACCGGCGCTGTAGGCGCCGCCACCACCAGCGCCGCCAGTCCCTCCTGTGCTTCCGCCAGCATTGTTACCGCCAGCACCACCAGCAGCGGGTTGAGTGGCAGTGCCATTGGTCCCGTTTGTACCAGCCGTTTGGTTAAACCCTGAATTGGGCACACCACCACCACCACCGCCAGCCGAAGAAACAAAACTACCACCGCCACCACCGCCGCCAGACCAGCCGCCCCCGCCCCCGCCACCACCGGGGAAAACGCTACAGCCGTAAACATAACCTACGCCACTAGTGCCATTGCTAGAGCCGTTAGCTACAGCTAAACCTCCAACAAGCCCGGACGTAGTTACCGTGGATGCCGCACCTGTGCCGCCACCGCCACCGCCAGTAATAGATACAAGAGACCCAAACGAGGTTGTTCCGCCTGTAGACCCGTTAGCTGGAGTGCCCGTTGACCCTGCGCTACCATTGCCCCCAGCCCCAACAGTCACAGAAATGGAGGCACCGGACGTTACTGTAACTGTTGCACTGGTATACCCAGTACTTCCAAGAGTTCCGCCAACATCTGGTCCTCCACCCCTGCCGCCCCCACCGCCAGCCCAAAGCTGTACGGTTACAGCGGTAATGCCTGTTGGAACGGTAAAAGTGCCAGAAGCTGAAAAAACTTGATACTTTAGGCCTACGTACGCAGTGCTCTGTTGCGTGCCGTCGTTAAACAATACACCTGTGTTATTAAGCGTTGATGGCATTTGTTGCTCCTATTAAGGTGTACCAGTGGACGTCACGGTACCCGAGACGATGAAGTTACCGGAAGAATCAAGAGACCCTACGTTCGTTCCGTTGTAATTGAAATACAACTTGGTGCCCGTCGGTGTTACGTTCCACCCGCCAGCGTTGAGAATCTTTGTGGCGTTTGTGGCGTTTGCCACGGCGGTGGTGCTGATGGCTGAAACAATGTCCGCAGCAGAAGCAACAGAAATGGCACTTGTTCCGTTTCCGCGAAGAATGCCCGCAGAAGTGAATGTCGTCGCTCCTGAGCCCCCAGAAGCAACCGGGAGAGCCGCGCCAAGTGTCAGCGAAGCAATATAGTTTTCAGCCACAACTACGTCTGTACCGTTGCTAACCAAAATAATTTTTCTGCCGTTAGGCACTGAGACACCAGTCTGGCCACTTACTTTTACAGTGACTGCAAAACCGCCAGAAGTGTTATTGAAGATGAAGTACAGCTTGCGGTTGGCTGGGACAATTAAGTTTCGCGCAGCGGTCAAAGCCCCCGTACACTCAATGAACATGTTCCGGGCAACGCCCGTTGAGCCGTTGGGGATGGTGATGACTGTGTCCGCGCCATCAGTGATCGCCTGAGTGACGTACCCCGAGATGGCCTGTTCGACCAACGTCCCAAGGTTGGTGTTCGTGGACGTGCCCCAAGAGCCTGCTTGGTCACCGGTACCAATCAGTTCAAGTGCTAAGTTGGTTGAGTATGTACTTGCCATAGTATGTTACCTTTTTGTCAATTGTGCCACCATCGCCTCAAGTTTGGCAATACGGGCTTCTTGGGCCACCGCTAACTTGGCTAATTCTACTGCGGAGACCAACGCAGCATTCCCATAGTTTACGGACATAAACCCTTCGCGGTCGGAAATGACCGAGTAGGGAAGAAGTTGTTGCAGCGACTGTGCAGACACGCCGTCTTGGGTTACGTCACAGTCCAGACGATCATAAGTGCCATGCTTGACTTGAGCAAGCTGGGCAAGGAAGTCGGGCGGCAGGTCACGCCAATTGGTTTTTAGCCGTTCGTCAGAGCTAGAGACATGAGTTGTGGAAGTCAGCGCCCCCGTGCTGGGGTTAAACGTGAGCACAGTCGCGGTTGAAATTTCCTGCGTCCCAACGGTGTTTGTTGAAGTGAACGTGGGGTAGTACGTAGCGTTTGTGGTGATCGGGCCGTTGGAGTACAGAGCCCGCTTTGCAGCATACGTCACAAATACGTTCTTGGTGCCAGCTGAAAACGTGACAAGTGAACCCGCGTTGCTGGAAGCCAGCACAGTTGTGCGAGCCAGCGTAGTGCCAGCGGAGGTGTAGGTGCCGATACCCACTTCCCATTCAGCGCCAGTCTGGCCAGCGATAGTGTAGTACGTGGTATTTGTGTTACCTATGGCAGAGAATGACTGAAACCCAGTCACCGCGCCAAGAAGCGTAACCGTACCTGTACCGGTAGTGGTTGTCGTTTCCTGTACGCGATCTGCAAGAACGAATGCCATGTTTACCTTATGTCATATCCGTGTTCACCAAAACCCAATCGGCGGGCTCATCCGTATCCTCGTCTACCCATCCCGGAGCCTGCTGTGATGGGATATTCTGCCATCCCGCGCCCTGAGTACCGCTGATAGGCGCCCAGCCCGGAGTCTGGTTTGTGTCCACCGGTTGCCACCCACCACCCTGCGCATTTTGGATCGCAGCCCATGCTGCGGCCTGCGCATCATCAACGGAAGTCCAACCAGCTGTTTGTGGATTACTTATATTTTGCCACCCAGCAGCCTGACTGTCCACAATGGGGGTCCAGCCTGCGGATTGAGAGCCGTCGATTGCTGTCCAGTTGGCCGTCTGTGTGTCAGTAATGTTCTGCCAGTTGGCGTCTTCAGAGTCATCAATCAGCGTCCAGATGTTGATCGAGGCCAGCAGGGAGTTGACAAAGCCACTAGCTGTAACACCACTGATAGCGACGGTAACGGGAAAATCAGCAGTAACGGTACCAACGGAGCCCGTAGCTGTGACACCCGACAACCCGACTGTTCGGCTTGTACTAACAGAGCCTATAGTGCCTGTGGCTGTGTTCCCGGAAGCATTTTTTGCCACACTAGGTGTAACGGTACCGACAATGTTTGGCCCACCACCCCAAGGGCTTGAACCCCAGCCGCCTACACCCCAACCATAGCTAGAAGTAACACCTGTGAGCGATTCCACAATCGTTCGTACGACTGTACCAACGACTCCTGTAGCCGTATTCCCTGAAAGCCCGACGGTACGGCTAGCGCTAACAGAGCCAACAGAGCCTGTACCAGTAACACCTGTGAGTGCAACTGTTCGACTGGAACCAACAGTACCAACGGGAGAGCCGCCTCCCCACGCGCTTATGCCCCAGCCAAGATCGCCCCAGCCGTAGCCAGAGTAAACGCCTGTCAGTGCGAGAGCTCGCTCACCAACACCAACCGTGCCAACGGAACCTGTAGCTGTATTGCCCGTAGCCGCTTTAGCCAGCGTAGGTGTAACGGTACCGACAATGTTTGGCCCACCGCCCCAAGGAACCGCGCCCCATGCGCCAGTGCCCCAACCGTAGCTGGAGGTGACCCCCGTAAGCGGCTGCGAAACTTCCCGAGAGACATTCCCTACAACACCCGTGGCCGTAACACCAGAAAGGCCAACGGTACGGCTTGAACCAACAGTGCCAGCAGAGCCCGTGCCAGTAACACCAGATAAGGCCGGAGCAACAGACGGTGTAACGATACCAACAGGGGATGTTCCGCCCCAGCCACCAAGGCCCCAGCCGGGGAAGCCCCAGCCGTAGCCTGCAAGGACGCCCGACAGTGCGTTTGTACGGGTAACACCAACTGTGCCGACGTTGCCTGTGGCAATGACGCCGTTTTCCTGCTCGGATGTAAACGCCAAAACCGTACCGGCGGAGCCTGTGGCTGAGACCCCTGAAAGGGCTATTGACCGCCCTCCAACCGCCAACGTGCCGACGGAACCCGTAGCTGAGACGCTCGTGAGTCCAACAGTGCGGCTGGAGCCGACAGCGCCAACGGAGCCCGTGCCCGTGACTCCGGTAATTGCGACTTGATAGGCGATTACGGGCGTGAGTACACCAACGGAAGATGTGCCGCCCCAACCTCCGTAACCCCAGCCCGGAGAGCCCCAACCAAAGCCCGAAGTGACACCTGTGAGTGCTTGTGTATAGCTCACAGACCCTACGGAGCCCGTGGCTGTGTTTCCGGAGATGCCTACTGTGCGGGAGGATGTAACTGACCCTACGGAGCCTGTTGCTGTATTGCCATTCTCAGCAATCGTGCGCGAGGATGTTACAGACCCGACTGAGCCCGTGGCCGTAACGCCGTTTTCAGCAACTGTGAGCGAAGGCGCTACTGTTCCTACAGAACCTGTGGCTGTGACCCCAGTGATTGCGACAGTCCGCGATGTGGTAACAGAGCCTACAGAGCCAGTGGCCGTGTTGCCATTTTCAGCAACTGTGCGTGAAGACGTAACTGACCCAACGGAGCCCGTAGCTGTGTTGCCTGTCTCTGCGATCGTGATTGATTTACCAACGGAACCAACGGAACCTGTAGCTGAAACCCCAGTAATAGCAAACGACCGTGCGCCAACACCAAGCGTACCAACGGAGCCAGTAGCTGAGACGCCCGAAAGGCCCACCGTACGGTTGCCAACTCCAAGAGTGCCAACAGAGCCTGTAGCTGAGACTCCAGTGAGCGCAGCGCCTTTTGTGATGACAGGCGTAACAACACCAGCGGAAGACGTACCGCCCCAGCCACCATAGCCCCAGCCCGGAGAGCCCCACCCAAAGCCCGAAGTGACACCTGTGAGTGGGGGCGCTCCAACCAGCTGGCCAACAGAACCCGTAGCTGTAACGCCGTTTTCAGCGATTGTGAGCGAGGGTGTTACCGACCCAACGGAGCCAGTAGCTGTATTACCATTCTCAGCGATCGTCCGCGAAGACGTAACTGACCCGACTGAACCCGTAGCTGTAACGCCGTTTTCAGCAACCGTAAGCGAGGGTGTTACCGACCCAACGGAGCCAGTAGCCGAAACCCCTGAGATGGCTACCGTACGGGAGGGTGTGACTGACCCTACGGAGCCTGTGGCTGTATTGCCGTTTTCTGCAACCGTAAGCGAGGGCGTGACTGACCCAACAGAACCCGTGGCGCTATTGCCGTTTTCAGCAACTGTGAGCGATTTTCCTACGCTGCCTACGGAGCCCGTGGCTGTGACCCCAGTAAGCGCTACGTTGGAAGACGAGGAAGGGGTAAGCGTCCCAACAGAACCCGTACCAGTGCGGCCAGTAAGAGCGACCGTCGAAGACGATGAGGGAGTGAGTGTGCCGACCGAGCCTGTGGCGGAAACGCCGTTTTCAGCGACGGTAGTCGAGTCCGCTACAGACCCAACGGAGCCCGTGGCGGAAACGCCCGTAGCCGCAACCGTGACGTTGCCAGCGCCGGACGGAAGTGTGGAAAACGGGACACCGGAAAACGGGGCTATACCAAACATGGCCCTCCCCTATCCGGTGTAAAGATTAAGCGATATTGATCAGCGCGGTACCAGCACCGTTGGTAGGCATAGTCAATGTGAACGTACCGGCAGTCACGGTCTGAGAACCGAACGTGTGGACGCTGACAGCTTTGTTTGACTGAGTGCTGTTGTAAATCAACACAGCATCAAACGCGGTGGTCAAAGTCACAGTGGTGTACACCAAGCTGGCTGAAGGAGTCCAGTAGCCAGTTGTACCACCAGTCGTAGGCGCGGTTGCGTTAGTGACGTTGATGCCACCAGCAGTGTAGCCCGTGCCAGTAACTTCACCTGTGGTGCTGTACGCCGTGGTGGTAGCGTTATAAGTGGCCGAAGCCAAGAACAACGCCGCCTTGAACGTGTCCGCAGTAGAAGCAGCGCGAATAGGTGCTGCGCCAAAGTTGTGCGTGCCCGTCAAGATTTCACCCTTAAACGAGGTACACATTGCTTGTGTGTTTGCCATGATTTTTCCTTTACACGATGTCTGCGGCTATGCCATCAGCGAACACGTTCTTTTTTAGCTGAACATGCACAGAACGATGCACCAATTCGTTGTCCAGCCAATATTCTGTCCAGACGGTCAGCTCATTGTCATTATCAACGGAACCCTCACGCTTTTCAAGCAGGGAGTCGTCCATCTCGCCTTTGGTTGTGGTTACTAGCATTATGCAATCCTTATGATAGCTGAGGTGTTTGAAACTGCGGGGAATTGTACGGTGAACGTGGTAGACGAAGACTTGTCTGCCCCAAAATCCAGCACGCATATGGCGGGCTTGTCCACGCTATTTTGGTAGATCAAAGCGCCACGGACTGTGAACGCACCAGTCCACGATACATTTCCAAACGACACGTAAACCGTGGTACCTGAACCCCCCGTTGTGGGTACTTGAGTAACAGTCAAAGTTTGGCCACCTGCGGTATAGCCCGGCGTTCCAACAATCTCACCCTTGCTCGGACCCACCGCGTCAAGATAAGACGCGGTACTTGCATTAAGCGTTGCCGTGTTGTTATACAGGGCAATCCTGATTTGCCCAGATGTGAGGTCGAACACGCCGTTCATCATGCCCGTTTTGAACGAATTGCACGAATAATTTCCTGTGAAAGCCATCAGGTCACCGCCTGTCTATATTGACCAGACCTGTACGCATCCTGACGCTCCATACCATCAGCCAGACGTTTGGCCAGAGCAAGTGCTTCTTTGTACTTACCGTCGTAGACCGCGAGCATATCCGTCTCACCCTTCATGAAGGTGTACGCCTCAACCAGCGAGCCATACAGCAGCACAGTGTCGAAGTTGTCACCCAGCCATGTGTTGACGGCTGTCACGATGGACTCAGGGTAGTAGTAATAGTGCAGCTCAGCCGTGTAGTTTGCGTCTGGCTTGGGGCCAAGAATAAACGACAGCTCAGTCGAGATGGTGCTACCTGATACCGTGGGTCCAAACAGTGCGTAATACTTGGGCACACCTGTGCTGGAGGGGTTAGGGTACGCCTCACGGATGAAGTTCACATCCTTGTTCAGCAAGTACACGTAGTTGCCAGAAGCATCCACAACCGCCAAGGAATACACCGCCAAGAAGTCGTCAGGCGAAGACAGGTACGGAGTCGCCGTAGATACCACGCCTGTCACGTTCTTACGGACAGAGGGGAACTGCATCGAGTTGTATATACGCTGCTCAGCCTGCCTGATAAAAGTGTCGATCTGCGTATTTGCAGACACAGTCGACCCATCAGCCAAATACACAACCGGAAATTGATTTTCCGTGTAGGTCTGGATAGCGTTGAACAACCCGGTGTAGTTCATGCCATTGGGCCTCGGGACATTACGCCTTTGGTAGCCGCGCCAGTACCACGCATCTTGATACCAGTTGTCTTGGGTTCGCCAGACCTGCCGTAGCTAACACCATTAGGCACAGGGTCGGTCAAGCTCACATCTTTCGCGGCTTTTTCCGTAGCGTACGGAGCCTTTGGAGTTTGGCCAGTAGTAGGCTTGCCATCCATTGTGTGGGGCGCGGCGTAGACCTCGGCGTCACCAACTTCTTTGCCCATCATTTTTTTGCTAAAGGTAGCCATGATGACCTCACTTCTGGTTGTTAGCGCGAGCCATGTTGCGACCAACGGCACGCATGGCTTGACCCGTTACACCGGCGCTCTTTTTACCACCACGAGGGTTGGGTGCGGTAGGACCATCGTTGGCCATAACTTTGGCGTGGGTTTTGCCTTTGGAGGCGACGCCGTCTGCTGCTGATTTGTAAGCCATGATGGCCTCCTTATGTCGTCACTATCGTTACTGTACCAATTTGCACGCTCATTGCCAAGTTATTCGGCGTCAAAGCTGCATCGAAACTGCTTGATCCACCAACAGGATTCCAGCCCCATTGAAAGATTCGGCTACCACCACCTAAATAACCATCGTCCAGCAGCCCTGAAACTTCATAGCTACGGTCTGGACGAGGGTTACGCACCGCCTGTGGGTCATCTACAGGATACATGCCCAACTGAAGCTGTGGATGATCTGGGTCCCAGCACTCGCTACAGACCAAAAGGTTGTACCGCTTGGTCTTAATGATCTCCGTGCGCAGCTGCGTCAGCCTAAACCTCTGGCCACACCGATCGCACTCAGCGATCGAGTTCTTTGCAGACGCAAAGCGGTTACTCATTACCGAGTGCCCCCAATGTACTGCTGGCGCGGCACAAAGCGAATCGCAGCCTTCTCACGGTCTTCTTCAGAAGCAAGCTGCCATGCCTCATCATACTGAGCCTTGAGGACACCAAGACGCCCCGCGCCATTCGGGACCTTCATCGCCAAGTAATAGGCTAAGCCTGCCACCATGCAAGGCAAGAACCGAAATGGCACATCCATCGTGTTCACACCACTCCCAGCATCATCAATACGACGCAGACGCCAATACACAAAAGTGTACGTCTGAGAATTGTCAGGAACAGGCCAGACAGTGATGCGTGGAGCGGGTTGCAAGCGTTCGATCCAAACCTGAATTGGTCGGGCTTGTTGGAGCTTATTTGGAATAGTGGCATACGTTGAGACACTGATACGAGTGATGGTCAAGTCCGCTTGAGTAGAGGCATTACCCGCGCCCGTGCGGATGACATGTTCAAGCAGATCAACAGTATCGTCAGGAAGATCGTACGTAGCAGTGCCCGGAACCAACGTGATTGAGCCTTGCTCAAAAGTCCACATGTTGACACCACGGTTCGCCCAGTCTGCGAACAGCAAGTTAAGCGAACGTCGAGCGGTCCTCAAGTCGTAACCTGTGCGTAGCTCCGAACCCGCACGCTCGAACGCTTCCTCTACGATTTCCGAGAGGTCCATGTTGAATGTAGCGACGCCGGAGGTGGCCATAGATTATTCCTCTTCAGGGGCGGGAGCTGGGGCTTCTTCAACTACCGGAACAGCTTCTTCGACTACCGGAACAGCTTCTTCGACTACCGGAGCAGCTTCTTCAACCGCAGGGGCTTCTTCAACCACAGGGGCTTCTTCAACCACAGGGGCTTCTTCAACCACAGGGGCTTCTTCAGCCACAGGAGCAGGGGTCAGCTCATCAATCAGGGCTTGGACATCGTCGCCAACGCAACCCAATGCGGCCAGTTGCTGGCGTGCAGTTGCTTGAGCGCACATCAAAACGGTATTGAGGTTCATTTTGGTTCCTTTGATTATCTGTATTTTGCTGTTTTGGCAGCCACTTTTGGTGGTTGGGCTACGAATTGCTTCCCGGCTTTTTTGCCCGCACGCTTCGCACGCGTTGTAGCAGCGTACTCAGCAGGGCTGAGACTTTTAATCGCAGCTTCTGGAAGGTATCGCTCACCTGTTTTACTAGACGGTTTTCCACTTTTGGTTCTCCATTTCTGGTCGCCCCAGTCCTTGAGTGATTGCTGCGGCGCTTTCATATCAGTCTCTGTACCCGCCACCTGCGGCTTTATATTTCTTAGCCACGAGCTGCGCTTTTCTGGCTGACCATTGGCCTGCCCCGGTGCCCTGCGTTGCAGCCGCTTTAACTTGGCTCACAATCCGCTTGCGCAGGCTGGGCTTGGTGTAGTTACCAGCCGCGTTGACTTTACCGCCCTCAGCATATTGCGTGAAGTCAGTATCGTCCCTACGGGCCGTTTTCTTGGCCTTGGGCATTTTGCTAGGGGCTACGGCCCCCATACCGCGGCTGGCCATCATGTCAGCACACCTTGCAGCGAGTTTTGCCCTTGGAAGCAATGCCGTCAGCCCCTGCGCGGAATACGCTGCCGCCACTGGCCATTCTCTTGGGCTTGCTTGCGGACCCGCCGTCGATATCTTGAGGGACAGGCATACCTTCACGAAAGACTGAGTCTTTGGGAGCAGGCTTTTTAGGCGCTGGGGTCTTTTTGGGAGCCGGAGATTTGGTGGCAGAAGCGCCATCAATATCCTGTGGGGGTTTCCCCATTTCAGCGGTATAGATACCACCTTGATTGTATTTTTTCATGCTCTTTTCCTTAGCACTTGCCACCACCGGCCATTTTGACTTGCATACCTTTGGTTTTGCCTTTTTTGGCAACACCATCAGCACGGGCAGAAGCGGAACCGCCCTTAGCCAGCTTGGTCATTTCTGCGCCCTTATGCAAACGACCTTCGTGTTTGTTCACGGCCTTCTGCATCATGCCTTTGTCCATTTTGGCATCGTCATGGACCTTGCCACCTTTGGCCATTTTGCCTTTGCCGTCAGCAGCAAAACTAGGAACCATTTTGCCGCCCTTGTTGACCATAGCCATGCCACCGTCTGCGTAACCTTTTTTCATATCGCCACCTTTTGAAAATGTGCGGCCCTTGTCCGCGTTAGAAAACTCTTTGCCCACGGACTGTGGAACGCCTGCTTTCTTGGCAAACGACGGGTTATTAGCCACCGCCGCCATGAAGTTGTGCTGCTTTTTACTCGTGCTGGGCATTGATGCCTCGCAAGTTGTCAATCTTACGCTCGATCCGGTCAAACCGGTCAAGCAATTGAGCCATGTCGGCCCGGAACTCAGAACGCGTAATGTGGTCACGCGCCACCTCTTCCCGAGTCCTGTTGAGCAGGATACTCAGGCGGTCAAGCTCATCGAACTTACCCTTAAGGAAAAAGCCCATGATGGCCACAATCGCGCTGAGTGCCGCGTTCCACAACATCATTTCCATGACTTAACACTTCCATCGTTTCAACGCCGCAGCTTTGCGGGTGGGTTGGCCCTTCTCATCTTTCATCGGACCGGGCATACCAGACATGCGGGCGCAGAACGAGTCCTTACGAGGACCGCCCTGCGGCTGTGGAGCCTTGAGGTTACTGCCCGTTGCAGCGTTGTACTTGGCACGGCCTTTGGCGGTCAACCCCGCGCCCTTGGATACGGGGAGCTTTTCGCCACGACCGACAGCAAGGGAGGGGCCTTTTTTCTTTGCTGTAGCCATATCAAGCCTGCGCTTCTTTCCAGTTCAAGCGGGCCACAATGGTCGAGCTTGTTGATGTCAGCGGCGTAGCCACGATGTACAGAATGTCGGGGCCGTCTGGGTAGAAGCCTGACTGCGTAGTGGGTACAGTGTTGGTTGTTCCGCCGCCCAAGATTGAGTTGCCCAAGTCACGCACAATCGACAAGTCCAGCGTGGTGTTACCAGAAGTGTTGGAGTAAGCAGCAAACACAGACTCGCCACCGGTAACGGTAACTGCGTTGGTGTTTGTCGCAACTTGCGCCAGCGAGGAGGTAATACCGTTGGCTTGCTGAATTGGCGCGATAAAGCTACCAGACATTGACCCGGAAGCAAAGCCGTTCAAGATCAGGTTAATCAAGTAGCCAGTACCCGTGGTGTACAGACCCAGCGACTCCAACTGCAACTGAGAGCGGTTGATGATCTCTTTTACACCCAACAAACCAGTCGTACCGTTATCCACTGCGGGGGCCAAACGGATTGCCAAAATCACAATCGGGTTTGTGTTGGTCGTAGTAATCGCGGTGGTTGTACCGTAGTTGAAAATCAGCGATTTGTCATCGTCGTATCGGCCATCCATGATGACCGAAGAACCCCAGTGCGCCAGAGAGGCATTGGTATCAGGTGTGGCGTATTCAACCTGTACGGGGGCTGTGGCGCTGTAAGTAAAGGTTGTTGCCGCCGCCGCGCCGCCTGTTACAGCGCGGGTTGCAATCGTCAGGGTGGTGGCTGTTTTTGAAGAATAGCTAATGTGCTCAACAGCCCCACCCACAGCAGCGGCCTGAAGACGAACAGTGCCAGCCGGTGCAAAACCGGAGGTATCCGCCACGTTGATGACACCACCAGTGGTCGTTGCCGATGGAAGCGAGGCCGTCAGGAACGTGGCTGGCGTGATGCCGTTTGACTCATAGTGAGCCGCCATGTTGCCCGAACGCATGTAGGCTTCAAACCGCAGGTTGTTGTTCTGTTGCTGATACACATAGGCAATTTGGCCTTTGGCAACGCGCAAGCCCCAACGAATGAAACCAGCACCGTACCAAGAATAGTCGATGTACCACATCTGCATCTTGGTCAAGTCCAGCGTATAACCAGAAGGACCAGTACCATCCAGACGATCTGCCCACTGCGTTCTTGGTACACGAACGTCGATGGTTTTGGACAGCAAAGCGCCTGCGATTGTGGAGCCGCGATACTCGGGGCTGATGTACATGTTGGTGCTGCTAGTAATGCTCGTCACACGGTAAGTCTGGCCGCGAAGCACAACAAAGTCGCCCGGCTTCAACTGGGCGGCAAACGTAGTTCCAGTGCCAACCACCTGACTGCTGCCCGTTGTAACAGCAACCGTGCCGTTGATCTGGTTGATACTGTTACGCCATACGGCGTAGAGCATTTGCCCGTCGTATTCAAAGAACAAGCCGTTTTGCTGATCCATGAAACCAATCCGGTTGCTGGAACCATACCAGTTGGTCACGTTGACTTTGATAAAAAAGCCTGTGGCTGGAGTGACGCCGGGAGCATCGGACATTGTGTAGGTGAATGTCGTTGGCGAGGGTACAGTAGCCACGACAAAGGAGCCGTTATACGCGCCTTGCTCTGCGCCAGAAACCTGCACCGTGCAACCAGCCGCCAAGTTGTGCGCAAAGCGCGTGGTCACGGTTGCTGTGGTGCCAGACGATGTAATGCTGGTGGTGAACACCGGTGGGCACAGAGATGTGCCAGTTGAAAACTGGATGCCTTTGCCGGACTGGTAACGGAAATACCGGCGAGTCTGACGGATCATCTGACTGTTTGGCACCACAGCGCCAGCCGAGAAGGCTACGCCGCCATCAAACGAACGCGATTCAACATAACCAGCAGGGCGGGCAAACAAGTTGGTTATGCCCGCCGAGTTGGTGATGGCCGCAGCGGCTACTGTGCCGTTCGTGTTGGTGAACGTAAATGTGTTGGAAGTAGGAGTACCTGTAACAACAAACGCACCATTCACACTTGTTCCGGAGCTTGTTGTGCCGGTTACGTAGATCAGTGCGTTCAACGACAAACCATGTGGGCTTGTTGTTATCACAGTAACCGTGGAGCTGCCGTCAGTGGTGAATGCGCTGGTGGCAAGCTGAATGCCGCAGCCCGAGTAAAAGTAACCGCGATACACATAGGTCAGAGCGGCGTTGTACAGCGACCCAGAGCCAGTTGCAGTGGTCGTCAACACGGTCATTGTGTTTGTGCCACCGGCAGCGGTGTACCACCAGCCGTTTGCGTTAGCGTCCGTTGCATTCTGGATGTAAATCAGCGTGTTGGCGGGGATAACAAACGTGCCGGTGATGGTGACAGTTGTGGTTCCAGCGCCAGTGATGGCTGAAATTACCAGCGGCTGCTGTGGAATGTAGTACGCGCTTTGGCGGCTGTTTTGCAGCGAAATGGATTCCCACTTGGTAGGCTGTTGGCCGTACTCAAAGTCGGTGTCAATCAGCGCTTGCGCTTCCGACACACGCATC